CTCTCGGGATCCTGCGGGTCGTTGATCCGCACGTTGATCGCTTCGCCCGCCGCGCCAATCGTCCCCACCTCGCCCGTGTAGTCGTAGATCGCCGGCGCCAGGTCTTCGAAGATCACGCCGACGCGCCGGATCATCGCCTCATAGCTGTGGACGAAGTGATACGTCCCCTGCGCCGCCGCCGCGTCGATCTTGTCGAGCGCGGTGCCGGACTTTTCGTTGCGCCGCTGCGCCTGCGTCGGCAGGAAATTGCTGCCCATCGCCGCCTGAATCGCCCGCCGGTAGGCTTCCTTGACGACTTGCAGCCCCTGCAGGTATTCGCCCTGCAGATAGTCGAGGCGCTGCGGCGGCGGGAGCGGCGTCTCGCCGGTTTGCGCCGTCCGCATCTGGTAGAACAGGACGCTCTTGGGCGTGTGCGTGCTCTCTTCCCACTCCTGCTGATGGCGCCCGAGCTGCCCCTCGACGGCCATGATCGGCGCCTTCGGCACCATCGACAGCACCTCGAGCTCCTGGCTGCAGCAGTAGCAGTAGGCCTTCCACGGGTCGCGGCCGAAGCGTGTCATCGACAGGATCCGGCGCTTGACCTGCCCGCCCTCGGGCACGTAGAGCACCTTGCCGTAGCAGGAGACGATCGGGATGTATTTCCCCGGCCAGTCCTGCTCGTGCAGGATCTCGAGGCCGTCGGTGAGATACATCTTGACGACCGGATCATCGACCATCCGGAGCTCGCGCACGACCGTCCAGCCCTTCGGGCGCCAGACCTGCTCGTATTCGTCCTCGAACACGGTTTGCTCGCGCGGCGGCGGACGACGGCCCGCCATCGACATCGGTGCCCGTCCCGGCGGGCCTGGCATCCCCGGCGGCATCCCTGGCGGCGGCATCATCCCCGGCGGCGGGGGCATACCAGGCGGCAGACCGGGTAATCCCGGCGGCGGCGGCATCCTCCCCGGTGGCAGCGATCCCGGCATGGACGGCAGCATCGGGCCGCCCAGCATCGGCGGCAGCGCCGGCGGCCGAATCAGCAGCAACTGGCGCGGGGTCGTCGAGAGCGTCCAGTATTCGGCGAGCAGCTCCTGATCGCCCGCCGCCCAGCCGCTCGGCGCCGCGCCGGACGTGCCGCGCCACTCCGTGTCGCCGTAGCCGCCCGACGCGCTGCGCGTCTTGCTCTTCTTCGGCAGCAGCAGGTCGCGCTTCTTCGCCACCTCGGCGCGGTTGCCCCACTCGAACACGAACGCATACTGCATATCGCTCGCGTCCGGTTCCTTCGCGTCGCAATCGAGCAGCACCTTGTCGGGATCCGGGATCGCCTCGATCCAGATCTCCTGATTCGGAGACCGGGGACTGCTGTAGCGCGTCGTCACGCGGCAGTAGCCGTAGCTGCGCTGAATCGCGTTCTCGGCGGCGGTGAGATAGGCGACGTCGGCGTGCGAGCGATACTCGACTTCGCGCGCCTTGTTCTGGTACCACGCCGCCCCGTCGTCGTTGGCGCCGTTCCCGACCGGCGTGAACTTCATGCCGCGGGGGTTGGCGCGCAGGGCGTTGATGACGTGGTTGAAGTACTGGCCCATTTCCTCGGGCGCGATGGTCGGGCGGTTCTTGCGGAGTTTGCGGTCGTCGTCGTCCCACGGGTCGCCGGCGACGAAGCGCATATCGGTTTCGGCGTCGGTGCGGATGTCCTGCCAGTTGGCGTCGCTGTAGGCTTTCCGCTCGAGCAGTTCCTGGAGAATGGCATCGGGCATGGGTTACACCTGGTAGAGCGCCATCAGACTCGTGGCCGTCGTCCCGGTGGCGTTCACGCGCCACACCGCGATCGGCAGCCACGACCCAGCCGGCACGGCGACGAAGACCCCCACGCTGCCGTCCTGCCGCACCGCCGCGACGTCGCCCGCGCCGCCCACCCAGAGCGCCCGCGTCGGTTTGACGAGCGTCGCCGTGTCACTCGGCGTCAGCGCCCGCCACTCGGTATAGGTTTGGATCATCGTCACTCCTTAGCAGCACCCGACGGCCGCGGCGAGCCACGGCACCGCCGGTGCTGCCGACGTGGCGGCGCCGGGCGTCACAAACGGCCCCAACGACTTGTGGAAGGTCGTCGGGAAGCCAAAGGCCCGGTATTCGACGAGCGCGAAATCGTCCGACCGCTCGCCCGTCGAGACGCGCAATTCGTCGAAGACCCCGTCCACCTCCCACGCCGGCTGCACGCCCGGCTGCAGCCAGCCGCCGATCGCGAGCGAATCCAGCGCCTGGCGCGGCGCCGGGATGGCGGTCGTGTCGACGCCGGGCGTGTTGTCGTTCAGGCGCAGCTTCCGGTAGGCCGTCGAGCGAAAGGTGGCGCCGTAATAGTTCCAGGGGCTCAGGTGCGTGCCGATCGGCGCCGCCCCGGCAATCACGAAACCGGCCTGGTTGTTGAAGGCGTAGGCATTGCTCGTCGAGACCAGGAACCCCTCAGGCGTATCGCTGCCCACGTTGATATTCGCCGCCCAGATCGTGCCGTTGTTGCTGGCGGGGCCGAACGGATCGCGCGCCCAGCACGAGATCGTGAACGGCATCGTCAGCCCCGGCGCGGGAATCACGCCGTAGCCGCGGCCGTAGCCGAGGGTCGCCAGCGAAAACGTCATCAGCGATCCCCAGGCGCCGGGCGCGGCGATCCCGGTCGTGTGCCCGAGGTTGCCGGTCGGATTGCCGATCGTGTGCCCATTCCCCGAACTATCCATGAGCAGGTGCGCGAGCATGGTCGGCAGATCGGCGGCGTCGTCCGCGCCGCCGCTGAAGTGATAGACCGCGCGGTAGCCCGGCCACATATTCGCGTCGCGCGTCGACAGATCGGTCACGATCCCCGCCTTGCCGGTGAAGCAGTAATAGACCGCATCGACCAGCGAGCTCGCCTGACTCGACCCGCTCGCGCCGAGCTGCACGTGCCACTCGCCGACGCCGGTCGTCGGGTCATAGCTGTAGTCCACGCATTCCGCATAGAGCGGCACCAGGCCATCGCCGTCCGCGGCGAACACCACATCCCGGCCGTTGCTCAACGAGTGGCCGCCGTTGGCCGTCGTCCGCAGGTCCAGAGAACCGGGATAGCGCGCGACCGCGCCCGGCACCGCCCCACTGCTGCCGCACTGGGTGCGGTCGACGATGCACGTCGCCCGATGCGTGTAGCCGTTGGCGTAGGTCGCGGGCGGCATCAGTCTCCCCAGCCCAGGTCGGCGAGAAACGCGATCCGCGCGACGGTGCCCATCCAGCGCCAGTAGCACCAGCCGCCGTCGCCGTGGACTTGCCGCACGCCCTCCTGCCAGAAGAACCGCACGGCCGTGAGGAACCAGCGCGGCACGCGCAGCACGCTGCGCCACCACGCGACGCGCCCCGATCCGCCACAGGCCGCGCAGCGCACGAACGCCCAGCGCTCCTCGACGGTTGCAGTCGCGGGCGCATCGGCCACCGGCTGCGGATGCCAGCCCATGCCCTCGCAATCGCCGCGGCAGATCCGCAGCGCGGAGGGCGTCGACTGGCCGTAGCGGCTGGTGAACTGCATCAGTAGCCGGCCGTTTTCTTCGTCGGCTTGGCGCCGCCCAGCGCCTCGCCCACCGACGGCCCGCGCGTGTAGTCCTTGAGCTGCGCCGGCGTCATCGACTGGCGAATCTCGCGCGCTTTCTTGAACGTCGCCCCGTGCGCCGCCGCCTGCATCAACCGCCGCTGACTGGCACTCTTCGCCGGCATGGCTACACCGTCGGCGAGAAGACGCGGTCGGTGCAGCCGCAGCGCAGCACGGCGCCGCCCGGCGCACGCCAGTCGGCCGCCAGGTGCATCGTCGGATCGGGGCACGTCATGTTGCCGCAGCGCAGCTGCAGCTTGTCGCCGTGGTGATTGAAGTCTTTCGCGCAGCGGTCGAGGCGCTTGCGCTCGTCGGTCGTCCAGACGACGCGCGTGCGCGTCGAAATCAGGTAGGTGTCGGCATCGAGGGAGGCGCCGGCGTGCAGGGCCATCGGTGGGGCCAGTGTGCCCAGCCGTGCGCCGCAGGCGCAACGATTATTCGGGCGGGCTAGTGCGGCGTGGTCGGGTCCTGGCGAAGAAAGAAGCGCCGCACGAGCGCCTGCTGCGCGGCCAGTTGGGCGCGGTCCTCCGACGACAGCGCGGCGAGCTCGTCCTGCGTGACCACTCGCATCGCCCCATCCTCGAACTGCAGGATCCGCGCGCAGCCGCCACAGATCGTCCAGTCACCAGCCACCGGCGGGGCGGGCGCGTCATCGCCGGGAAACGTCCCATGCGCGTCGAGCGTCTTGCCGCACGCGGGGCAGAGGGTCGGACGGCTGCGTGTGATCGGCATGCTATTCGAGGGGCTGTCTGGGATTCGGCATCGCCCACTGCTCCAGCGGCTCGGCTCGCAGCGCGACGAGCGCCGGGATTAGCACGCGCCGCGCGACCTCATCGAGCGGCGAATCCAGTAGCCACGACTGCATGACATCAACCGATACCACAGAGAATCGGCCCGTCTGCGGGTCCACAAGGCGGAGTTCGAGGCGCAGAGGCTCAGGCATCAGCGGCCCTTTTTTTGCGTCCATGTGCTACTCTAGTATCACATGCGAACTGAACTTGTCACCACCCTGAAACGCCGCGCGACTGAAGTCCTCGACCAACTCGCCGCCGACCGGGAACCGGTCCTCATCACCCATCACGGCCTGCCGAGCGCGTATCTGGTCGACGTCGAGAGCTATGAAACGCTCCAGCGGCGGATGGCGATCCTCGAAGGCATCGCCCGCGGGGAGCGCGACTACGCGGAGGGCCGCGTCCTCTCCCATGCGGCGGTGACGAAACGGATGCAGCAACGGATCGCTCGTTGGCAGACGTAGTCTGGACCCGCGCGGCGGACGCCGACCTCGCCGCCATCGCCGACTACATCGCGCTCGACAATCCCGAAGCAGCCACCGCCCTCGTGCAGCGCATCCTCGCGCACGTCGAGCAGTTGGCCCGCTTCCCCCGCAGTGGGTCCGTGCCGCCAGAGCTCCCCGGCCGGCGCTATCGCCAGATCATCGAGCCGCCCTGCCGCGTCTTCTACCGCGTGGAGGGCGCGCGGGTCGTCGTGCTGCACGTCATGCGGAGCGAACAGCGCCTGCGGCCGACACGCCTGCGCCGTCGCTAGCCTGTCTCACCCCCACGTACTCGACACCGGCCGCGCCGCGCGCTTGCTCTCATACGCCGGCCGCGGCACCGCCACCGCCTGCGCGAACGTCAGACAGAACGCGTCCGCATCATCGGGCGACGCCTCGCCGCGCGCCGCCAGCGACTCCTTGCTCTCGAGCACCAGCCGCGAGCGCCGGTTCAGATGAAACCCCGGCAGACAGAGCTGATCGCAGAGCGCATCGTCATCCGGCAGCGTCCCGAGCAGCAGCCACTCCTTCGCCTTCGCCCACATGAACGCCCGCAGGTTCTCCTGATGGCTGTCGGGCGAGGCCCCGCCGAAATTCACCTCGTAGACGTGGTCGAACCCGAGCGCCTGCAACCGCACGACGATCGGCGAGCCGAAGGCGCTATCGACAAACATCGCCGCGAGCTGGTGCCCCGGCCGCCGGTCGGCGAGCAGCTCGGCGCAGACCCCGATCCGCTGCGAGCGGTCGGCGTCGTGCTCGCCGGGAATGCGAATCGGCGGCCGCGGGTTGCCGTCGAGGCCGCGCCGAAAGCGAATCACGTTCCACGCCTTGCCGCCGCCGCTCACGTCGAACCCCGCGACGAGCGGCTCGTCGTCGCTGGCCTTGAACGACCGCCGCCGCGCCGCCTGCACGCGCAGCGTATCGATGTATTGCAGCTCGCTGGCGCGCGGCGGCAGCCCGAGCACGCGCACCCGCCACGTATCGCTCTCCTCGCCGTAGTCCTCGGCAATCTGCGCCAGCAGCGCCTTGTTGGTGAAGCGCGACGTCCGACTGTCGATCCGCCGATGGTTCCAGCGCCCCGCCGCGTCGCCCTGGCAGATGCGGTAGAACATGCCGGTGTTCCGCACCAGCTGCCC